TACCGACATAGGACGCTGTCGCGATCCTTTACCACCTCTCCACTGGCTCATATCAATCCTTATCCATAATAATTAGTATCAACATGAATATTACTATGGATGCAGCTATAGTGCTAAATACTATTGTCGCTATGACTTCTATAAACTCAACCATTAGTTGTCTCCACTGTTATATCTGTAAACATGCCATGTAATCTTTTTTTCGCAATCTCTATGTAATCAGCGCTTAGCTCACAGAGAATACTATCTCTGTGGTTATCATTAGCAACTTGTGCTGTTGTTCCAGATCCTCCAAACGGATCTAACACTGTGCCACCTTCTGGGCAACCGGCTAATACACATGGCTCTATAAGATCTTTGGGAAATGTAGCAAAGTGAGCTTCCTTATATGGCTTAGTCGTTATCGTCCATACAGATCTTTTGTTTCTCTTAGGGTTAGCACCTATCTTATGTAAACCACCTCTAGTAGCCATCTTAGGATCTGTAGATCCTTTAATAGCATGTGCAGCAGTAGGTCCACCAGGAAACTTAGCGTCTTCCTTAATAGCCTCGTTATCATAGTAATACTTAGGACTTTTGCTTAACAAAAATATGTATTCATGTGCTTTAGTGCATCTATCTTTGACGCTTTCTGGCATAGGATTGGGCTTACTCCAAATAATATCTTGGCGTAATATCCATCCATCCTCTTGCAATGCAAGTGCAACCCTCCATGGTATTCCTACAAGATTTTTAGCAGGTAGATCTGTATTTAGCTTAATATCACCAAACTTTTTCTGCATTTCTGTTGATCTGTTTGTATATCCTGTATTAGCGTTAGTGTTGAATCCTTTTCCATTTTGTTGTCCATAACAATCACCAAGATTAAGCCAAAGAGTGCCGTCTTTACGCAATACTCTTTTAACCTCACGAAATACAGCTACTAAGTTGTCTACAAACTCTTGTGGAGTAGCCTCTAAGCCTAGCTGTTCCTTTTCTCCATTATAATCACGCAATCCCCAATAAGGTGGACTAGTAACGCATGTATTAATGCTCTCTGACTCTAAAGTCTTGAGTGTATCCATACAATTACCTTGTAATATTCTTATCATTAGTTGTCTCCGAACTTAGTGCTGAAGTCCGTGTAGTTATCGCTATCGACAGCAGTGTATGTAAGGTCATAGACCTTCCGACCATTGGATCTTCGTGGTTCTATGCCTCTATCGTGTAAGACACGAGCCGCTTCTTTGAAGTCCGGCATCCTCGGTGCTTTGATCCCCAGGTCGCGTAGTAGTTTAGTCATCTGCACTGCTTTAGGGAACTCAGACTCAAAGTCCACATGTTCCAGCAATAGATCTTCAACACTCGACTGCGTCCTATAAATTTCATTACTCTCGTTGAGCATCTCGCGCTCATCTGGTGATAGAAACCAATTCTTCTGGCCTTTAATATACATTGTCTCCTTGACCTCAGCCCAGAGCTGTTGCATGTCCACGCCATGATTAACATCAATGTCTTTGACAGCCAGAACCCAGAATCTACGATTACCAGACGTGTCCGTCAAAAATTCACGAGCGTTAACACTGGCGTAGAAAGCCGTACGTCTTTGGTAAGTAGTAAATGCTCTGTCATACGGCAATCTAAGCTCATCTGTCTTAGCCGTGACGAACGCCTTGAGTTGGTCTATGTCTGACTTCTTAAACGTGCTCTCTATCTCTCCTAGCTCGACTATCCAATGAGATACAGCTCGCTTTACCGAGTCTTTATCACTAGGATTCAGCGTTGCTCCCTCTAATAGCCAACCCCTGTCATAGTCGCATAAGCGTTTGAACCATAAGGTCTTACCTAATCCCTGTGCGCCCTGTAGGACTAATATACCCTCTAGCTCAACGCCATTCTCTTCGTAAGCAGCGGCCAAGCATGAGATAAGCCACTTGCGCATTAACATTTCTTTTAATTGGTTACTATCGTGTGTCACCAGGCTATTTAAGAATCCCTGCATCCTTGAATGACCGTCCCAAGGTATTGAATCGATCCATTCCTTAACAGGATTATACTCACGTGCCAAGATCTTAAGATAATCCCGGACCTTTGTGTGTGGGATCCCCATATTAATACAGCGATCTTCGATCTCTATAAGCGATGCCTCATCCTTCATATCAGCGATGAATTTGGTGTTAGGTATGTCAATTTCCATGCGTTTCTTGATGACGTTGTAGCGCACATCCACACCATGTGTTTGCAACACACCGGATATATTATCCTTAGTGTTTAAAAAGCGTCCGCTTGCACTGCGCTGAAATTCGTGTTCCACAGCTAAGTCAAGTTTGTTAAGTGCCGGGATTAGTTCGCCGTCAAGTGCTTCTGCATCATCATTCTTGTGGTCATTATAGTCGCCCTTGCTCTGAGGCATAAGAACCTCAGCTAAACCATTTTGTTTAAGTATGATCTGGCATGCTTTGGCAGCTTCCTTCTCACCTGTTTTACTATCATCATTATCAGCTATAAATACATGCTTACGATCTGCAAAAAACTCGAACATCACCTCTGCAACAGGCGATAAGTTATAGGCATCAAATGCCACTATGACTGGCTGTGAAAAGTCAGCGAATATAGATGCAGCTGTTGCATATCCTTCTGCATAGTTAATTATATTAGCGGTTTTAAGTATTTCCTTACCTAATATAAAGAAGCTTCCGCTTTTCTTAGATCCCGGTAAAAAGATCTTCTTGCCGTCTGCATTTATAAACTGTAGACCCACAATACTCATTTGTTTGTCATATAAAGGGATAACCAATTGCCCAGAAGCGTTAACTCTAAGCCCGTATGACAAAACATTCTTCTTTATAAGGTAATCGTGCTTCTCACATGGTATCGCCTTGTCCCACTCAGCCTGGGCGCGTACAGCAGCCTTTGATTGCTTCTCTGCCTGTTTAACTTCTGCCTGGCGTTGTAGTTCTTTAATCTCTTCCTTCTGCTCTTTAGTGATCTTCATTCTTTGCTGGTTTTCCGGCTTCCAGATAGCAGTAGGCTGGTCAGCTGCGATTCGATAGTCACCCAACCGTCCGAATGGGACTGATTGATCTATCCACAGCTGATACCAACCTACCAACTTTCTTTGGCCACCGACATTGATGTAAGCTCGACCTATAGAGCCATCGGCGACCAAACCCTTCTTGGGTTCGGGTTCCAAACCATTGTCATTCAGAAAACGCTCGAATTCGTATAGGTAATCTGTTGTAAATGGTTTGTCAAAATTCTTAGTTGTAGGTCTGGTTATTTTTAGGGACATCAATTCCTCTCTTAATTAAATATTGCACTTTTTGCCAAAGTATGTACAATGTTACACAATAATATTAAAATTAGCAATCACAAAGAGGAGTGAATTTATGAGCTTAACAATAAAAACAGAAGGTGACTTTGAGAAACTATCACCAGGACTTTATTCTGGGACCTGCTATCGTATCATCGATATGGGAACTACAGAACAAGAATATGAAGGCGTGACATCTAAAAAGAAAAGAGTACATATTACTTTTGAAGTAAATAAGTCTTTAGACATAGATGGACAAGAGTTGCCAGAACATGAAGGCAACCCTACTAAAATGAATGACGGAAAACCATTTGTTGTATCTAAAATATATACAGCATCACTGTTTGAGTCAGCGGCATTAAGAAAAGATCTTGTGTCCTGGAGAGGAAGACAGTTTAGTGAAGAAGAATTAGCTGGCTTTAATATAGATAAACTACTTGGTTGCACAGCAAACGTAGAAGTTGGTCTTACTAAAGGTGGCAATCCAAAAATTGTTGGTCTTTACAAACCAGACGGTGGAGTTCAAAAAGTTCCTACAGTAAATGCAACATCCGGCTTTGACCTAGATGTCTACTGTCAAGAATGGACAGGCCAGATGAGTGACGAAAGTAAAAAAATGTGCGATATCTTTACTGATCTACCTATGTGGATGCAAACAGATATTGAAGCCAGTTTTGAATTGCAAGCAGCCAAAAGAAAAGGCGAAGCAGCAGGATTCAAACAAGAGCCAAGTGAAGACTTGCAAAACCTATCAGAATTAGTTTCTGAGGCTGAAAAGGATAATTCCTCTGATTTTGAGGATAAGATCCCTTTTTAAGCCACACCCCCGCGGGTAGTATTTTCTCCGACTCTCACACCTCAAGAAAACTACCCGCACCTTTTTAGGAATAACCCATGAACGATCCAGTAAACCCTAACCATTACAAAAGCGGCGATATAGAATGTATATCGGCCATCAAATCATCTATGAAGCCAGATGCTTTCCACGGATATCTTAAAGGCAACATCATTAAATATGTATGGCGTTATGAAATGAAGAAGGGCCTGGAAGACATGCTTAAAGCACAATGGTATACCAATAGATTGGTATTAGAGATGCAGGAAACAGAGGAGCATAGCAATGGATTTTAAGCCCGGAGTATATGAGAACATACCTTATGAAGTATATGCAGAGATCCCAGCGTTTAGATCTCACGATCTTACAGCTGCGCTAAAGTGCGCTTACAACTGGAAGTACAGCAAAGGCTTTGCACCCTCACCAGCATTACTAGAAGGCAGAGTGCAGCACACCGTATTTCTGGAACACCATAAGTTCAATGAAGAGTTTGTGATCCAGCCACCTATAGATAGAAGAACCAAAGTTGGTAAGGCTGAGTATGAAGAC